GGTCAGGGATGGAACCCGGATCACATACGGGCCGGAAGCGCGCACCTAACACTCTCACGCATGGCGATTGGATCCCTGAGATTGGGATAAGCCGGCCGGCCGCCTCCAGTCGCCAGCCGTGAGAGTGAATGCCGCAGCCTGGCGTAGGAAGCGATGCGGATTCGTGCTCCGCCGGCCACTCTCAACCTTTCAAAAGTAGAGCGAGTCAGCCACGCAGAGCACACACAGGGCGGGGCGATCAACCACACACAGGATCACACATGGCGCAGGCTGAAAAGACCGCGCCGGATTGGGAGCGCATCGAAGCCGACTACCGGGCAGGCGTGCTGTCGGTCCGGGAAATAGCATCCGCGCATGGCGTGTCACACACCGCCATCAACAAGCGCTCGAGCAAAGACGGATGGGAGCGCGACCTATCCGCAAAGATCAAGGCGAAGGCCGACGCGCTGGTTTCCAAAGCGGAGGTTTCCAGCGAGGTTTCCAAAGCGAAGGCGGAAACCGACAAGGTGATCGTCGAGGCGAATGCAGAAGCAATCGCTCGAGTGCGACTGTCGCACCGGTCAGACATTTCCCGCTCGAGACGCCTGGCAATGGCGCTGCTCGAGGAATTGGAAGTGGCGACGGGCAGCATCGAACTGTTCCAAGAGCTCGGCGACTTCCTGCGCAGCGATGACGAGAAGGGCGCGGACAAGCGCAATGACGTATATCAGCGCGTGATCTCGAGCGTCGGCCGCATCGACAGCATGAAGAAGCTATCTGACACGCTCAAGACGCTTGTCGGGCTCGAGCGCGAGGCATACGGCATTGCGGCGGCCGGCGAGGACGATCCGAACAAGCCCGCGGCATATACAAAGGTGGAGCGCGTAATTGTCCGTCCTGCAAATACAAACGCCTGAAGTATTCGAGCCGTTGCTTCAGCCCGCACGCTACAAGGGAGCGCACGGCGGCCGCGGCTCGGGCAAGTCTCATTTCTTCGGCGAGCTGTGGCTCGAGGAGAGCATCAGCGAAAAGCTGGATTTCGTCTGTCTGCGCGAAACGCTGAAGTCGCTCGAGTTCTCTGTGAAGAAGTTGCTCGAGTCGAAGATCTCCGCATTCAATGCCGGCGATTACTTCAACGTGCAGGACCGACGCATTCTGTCGAAGGCCGGTGGCGTGACGATCTTTGAAGGCATGCAGAACCACACAGCCGAGTCGATCAAGTCGCTCGAGGGATTCGATCGCGCATGGTTCGAGGAAGCACAGAACGCCAGCGACAAGAGCCTGACGCTGCTGCGTCCGACGATCCGCAAGCCGGGTTCGCAACTGTGGTTTGGCTGGAACCCGAGCAAGGCGACTGATCCTGTCGACATACTGCTCCGCGGTGATGAACTGCCGCCAGGCGCCGTCGTCGTCGAAGCGAACTACATGAACAATCCGTGGCTCCCTGACGAGCTGCGCGAGGAAATGGAGTACGACAAGCGGCGCGACCCTGATAAATACGCGCACGTTTGGCTCGGTCACTACCAGCAGAACAGCGAAGCGCGCGTGTTCAAGAACTGGCGCATCGAGGAATTCGAACGGCCCGAAGGCACGATTCACCGGCTCGGCGCTGATTGGGGCTTCTCGGTCGACCCGTCCGTGCTGATCCGATGCGACATCCAGGGCAACAACCTATACGTCGATTACGAGGCGTATCAGGTCGGCTGCGAGATCGTGAACCTGCCGGAACTGTTCATGGGCGTGCCGGACGCTGAGAAGTGGCCGATTACGGCTGACTCCGCGCGACCCGAGACGATCAGCCACATGCAGAAGAACGGCTTCCCGAAGATCCGGCCGGCCATCAAGGGCGCGAAATCGCTTGAGGAAGGCGTCGAATTCCTGAAGTCGTTCGACATCATCGTGCATCCGCGGTGCAAGCATCTGATCGACGAACTGACGCTCTACAAGTACAAGGAAGACCCGCTGACGGGCGCCATCCTGCCGATTCTCGAAGACAAGGATAACCACGTCATCGACGCGCTGCGATACGCCTGCGAGGGCGCACGACGCGCCGGCAAGGCTCCGAAACCGCAACCGAAACCGACAGTCCGCCGCACCGTGATAGGTGGAGGCGCATGGATGGGTTAAATGAACAAGTATCTGCTGCGCAAAGTTGAGAACGGCTGGATCGTTTCGGAGCCAATGCAGTATTGCTCCGACGCGGTCGGGCGCGAATACGTTTTCGAGAACCTTAACCGCGTCGCTGAGTGGCTTTGCCAGCAGAACGGCGAAACGTTCACATCGGAATATTGACAATGGCGCGAAAGCCGAAAGAAAGTCCTAGCGCAAAGATTGTCGCTGAGGCAAAAGAGCGGTTCGCCCGCTGCGAGGAAGCCGAAAGCGACTTTCGCAAGAAGTTCGTCGAAGATTTGAAGTTCGCCAATGGCGACGCCGACAACGGCTGGCAATGGCCCGATGCGATCCGCAACACGCGCGAAGGCGATCAGCGGCCGTGCCTGACGATCAACAAGACGCGTCAGCACAACCTGCAGATTATCAACGATGCGAAGCAGAACAAGCCGTCGGTCAAAACACTCCCTGTCGACGGTGATGCGGATATTGAGATTGCGAAGATTCTCGATGGCATTGTTCGTCATATCGAGTACAACAGCCACGCTGAAATCGTCTACGACACGGCGACAGAGTTTGCGGTGCAGGCTGGCCTCGGCTATTGGCGCGTCGTCTGTGAATACGCTCACGACGGCTCGTTCGATCAGGAAATCTTCCTGCGCCGCGTCAAGAACCCGCTGACGGTCTACACCGACCCGGATATTGAGTCGGCCGACGGCTCGGATATGAAGTTCGCCTTCGTGTTCGAGCAAATGAGCAAGACCGAATTCGAGGCGACCTATCCGGGCGAGGACGCGCAAAGCGTCGTTTTCGGTGACGATTCGACCGGCGACGACTGGATCGGCAAGGACAAGATCCGCGTTTGTGAGTATTTCCGCAAGACGCACAAGACCGACACGCTTATCAATCATCCGATCAACGGTCCGATGATGCTGTCGGAAGTCGAGGACCCGGAAGAACGCAAGATCATCGAGAACGATCCGAGCGTGCAGAAGCGCCCGGTCAGCCAGCCGCAAATCACCTGGTATCTGATCGCCGGCGACAAGATCATCGACGAAAAGCCGTGGGCGGGGCGTTACATCCCGATAGTGCGCGTCATCGGCGAGGAAATCGTTATCGACGGCAAGGTAGAGCGCAAAGGCCACACGCGCAACCAGAAAGACGCGCAGCGCATGTACAACTACATGTCGAGCGCTAACGTCGAATACATCGCGCTTCAGACGAAAACGCCATTCGTCGGCCCGGCCGCAGCCTTCGAGGGATTCGAAAGCGAATGGGCGAACGCGAACAAAGACAACCTGCCGTATCTGCCCTACAACGCCTACGACGAGTCGGGGCAGCCTATCGATCGTCCGCAGCGCGAGCAACCGCCTGTAGGGGCTTCTGCGTACCTGCAAGGCATGCAGACGGCGCAGCAAGAACTGATGATGACGACCGGCCAATATCAGGAGCAGTTCGGCCAGCAGTCGAACGCTCAGGCAGGCGTCGCCATTCAGGCGCGGCAACGGCAGGGCGACCGTGCAACGTATCACTTCATCGACAACGTTGCTCGAGCAATTCGCTACACCGGCCGCATCCTGATTGACCTTATCCCGAAGATTTACGACACGCAGCGCGTGATCCGCATCATCGGCGAGGACGGCACGGAGACATTTGCGCAGTTCAACCCGGATCAGCAACACCCGGTCGGATTGCCTGACGGACAGCCGGCGCCGCCTGAGAGCGAGCGCGATCACCTGAAGGACGTCGCGCTGATCTACAACCCTGGCATCGGCCGCTATGACGTGACGGTCGAAGTCGGCCCGAACTACGAGACGCGCAGGCAGGAAGCGTTCAACGCGCTCACGCAGATCATGAGCCAGGATCAGGAACTGATGAAGGTTGCCGGCGACCTGCTGTTCAAGGCTGCTGACTTCCCGATGGCTGATGAAGTGGCTGAACGTCTGCATCGCACGATCTCTCCGGCGATCTTGGGCGAAGGTCCGAGCCCGCAAGAGCAGGACATGCAGCAGAAGATGCAGCAGATGGGCCAGATGATCGAGCACTTGACGCAGGAACTGCAGAACGCGAAGCAGGGCAGTGATGCGCAGGAAATCAGCATCAAAGCCTACGACAGCGAAACCAAGCGCCTGCAAGCGCTCGGCCAGCCGCTCGATCCTCAAGTCGTGGCGCACGTCGCAACGCAAGTCGTCATGCAGATGATGCAGACCGGCTCGCCGGAAGGTGCGCCGCAAGGCGAACCACCGCCTGACCCATCGCAGCAGATGCAACAACAACCGAGCCCGCCTAGTGCGGGTTTTTCTTTGCCCGCTCAATAAGGAACAAGAATGCCCGGCTACATCGGAATTTTGCAGGACGCGTCGAACGCGACGCCCGTAAGCACGCTGTTCGTCATCCGCCAAACCCTCACGCCCGCATCGGTCGGCGCCAACACCAGCGCTGAGCAGACGTTCGCCGTCCCCGGCTTGCAGCTCGGCGACTCGATCGACATCAACAAGGCGTCGCACCAGACCGGCCTGTCGATCGGCAACGTGCGCGTGTCCGCGGCAAACACGCTGGCGATCCAGTTCGTGAACACGACCGGCAGCCCGATTGTGCCGACGGCAGAGCAATACATCATCGGCGGCCAGCGCTAAACCGAATTCGCATTAACCACCGTACCGGCGCGGCATCACCGGGCTAAATCCTTGGACTCGTCCATGCAAATCGAAGAAAACGCAGCACCGCAACAAGAAAACGTCACGCCTACGGAGCAGGAACAGGCGCAACAGCCCGCAGAAGCAAGCACGGAACCGGGCGCCGAGCAAAGCACGCAAGCAGCCGAGCAGCCGCAGCAGGAAAAACCCAAAAGTGATTGGGTCCAACGGCGCATCGACCAGCTCACGCGTGAGAAACACGAGGCACTTCGACGCGCAGCAGACGCCGAGGCGCGATACAGCCAGGGTCAACCGCAAGCCGAGCAGCACAACGGCCAGCCGATGACGCCTGACCAGATTCGCGCCGAGGCGAAGAAGCTCATTCAGCAGGAAAAGTTTGACGCCGACTGTAACAAGGTTTTCGAGTCCGGCGCGACTGAGTACGGCTCTGCATGGGATTCGTCGCTGCGCACGTTCCAGATGCTTGGCGGCGCATCGCCTGACTTCCTGGAAGCCGTCACGGCGATGGATCACGGCCACAAGGTGCTTCACGCACTCGGCCAAGACCCCGAAGCCGCTGAACGTCTGTTGTCCCTCCCCCCGTTGCGCATGGCGCTTGAACTGGCCCGCCTTGAGGCGAAGGTCGCTCAAGCATCCCCCCCGAAACAAGTTTC